ACCGAGTGGTACGAAATATTGATGTCCTCCGTGCCAAGGGACTTTATTTGGAGTGTAGTGGGGATTGTTCTTACCCCAACGTCCTTGAAGCTTAACATACTTTCCAGTTCCGTAAAACTTCTTTCGGAAGTTTTGGACCGATTTCATATCCTCTTCACTGCTCATGTCAACGGTGAATTGATAAGTTCCTGTTCGATTAGGTTTTACTGTCATAATATAAATTGGGTAATTCTTAAAGGGATTCGATTTACTAAGCGGCTACGAGTTTTTCCAGTTTTTCCTCTAGTTCAGCAAGGGTGTGATCGGCCGAACTAAGACGAAGTCGGAACCCGTCGAGTTCCTTGCTCGCATCTGAGATTTCCCCAATGATGATACTCTTGAGCTGATCAACTGTAAGAGGGGTGGCCACTGCATCGGGCTCCGCGGCAAGGACCTGGTCAGCCTCTTCCTTTGAGAAGGTTCCACCAAAATAGTCGGCGGATGCCCACTCTGGGCGGTGCATGAATTCGTAGGCCGTCATGACCCACTCCGAGCCGCGAAGCTCGTAGCAGGGAAAGCCCTGTTCTCCGTTGGATTTTGTAACTTGGTGAAGGTTGAGTTCAGTGATGGATTTCATAATATAGCGTGGTTGGATTAGTAGTACCGTTACAGATATATTCTAACACAGTTTGGGATAAATGTAAATAGAAAAATGCTAAAAAAGTACATTTTTTCCAAATTCGATACAAAAATGCCAGATTTGATACACTTAATCTCGAAGAATTTGAACTTCCATGTACATTGGCCTTTTCGTCGCATGGATGTTCTGCTCACGTTTGGTTGGAACATAAACATCAAAGACGTATGCCTTTCCTTGAGAAGCCTTTTTTGAAGTTACCCAACCGCCACGATCTTGAACAATAAAGTGCCCATCACCGACGTGTCCTTTAAGATCGGGAATAAAGATCTTGGTACCAAATGGAAAGTCGGGATGAGCCGCAACAGTGACTCCCGTGATGGCTCTTTTGGTTGCGGGATCAGCTACACGATTTCCCCACTTATCATCCCCGCAATAATAAGTGATCCGGCAACGGTGCGTTTTCTTTTTGGATATTTTGGCCGGTCCTGCGGTTGTGCTAATAGCCAAAAGACCAAGTATTAACGCATAAAGATTTACAAAGGATTTCATTACTTAAAAAGATACGTGATAATTAAAAAGTAAATAAGAAAAAGAGTTAGATAGATCATACTGAGTTTTCGTGTTTTGGGTAGTTTTCACAGCTGTGAAAACTCGTGATTTTGTGAAAACTGATTGAGTTTTCGTGTTTTGGGTAGTTTTCACCACTGTGAAAACTCGTGATTTTGTGAAAACTAAAATCTTTTTTCATAATATAAAAAGCATCCAGTACGGGACTCGAACCCGTGTTGCCGCCGTGAAAGGGCGGAGTCCTCACCGCTAGACGAACTGGACGTGTTAGCTTTGGTTTTCCTTAAAACAAGCTTAGCACTTTACCGCCGTTAACAATTTTGATGGGTCGTAAATCAGCAGTCATCAACTCTTTCTCTGAATCAATTCCTATTGCGTGATACATGGTAGCGGCAAGGTCTGCTGGAGAAACTGGGTCTGTATCCACATCAGAAGCAAGAGAGTCGGACATGCCATACTTAACTCCTCCTTGGATTCCTCCTCCTGCCATAACAGAAGAAAAGACTCTTGGCCAATGGTCTCGGCCCGAGGTTTTATTAATCTTAGGAGTTCTTCCAAACTCAGTAGAAAGCAGGACAAGCGTTTCACTTAACAGACCTCTTTCGTCGAGATCTGAGATTAACGCAGCGTAGGCTTTATCCAATTCTGGAGCATATCTTTCATAAGAACCCTTGATGTTATCGTGATGGTCCCAACTTCCAAATGTTACTGATACCATTCTTACACCAGATTCTACAAGTCTCCTAGAGATTAGAAACCTTTTTCCCGCTTGCCCAGCTCCGTATTTTTCTACAAGAGCTTGTGGTTCTTTTGTAATGTCAAAAGCGTCTTTTGCCCTTTGTGAGCCTATAAGATTATACGCTTGATCATAAAATTCTCCGATGGCATCCACCGCATCAGAACGGGTTTCTGATTGGAATTTAGTATTAACAGTTTCCAAGATATCTCTTCTTCTATCAAATTGTTTTGGAGGTACTGGAATATCCAAATCTCTAACCTTAAAGTCAGAGGATGCAGGATCTGCTCCTAAAGAAAACGAACCATACTTGGTAGACAAAAACCCAGGCCCCGCAAACTCATTTGGAACGTTTGGAACAGAAACATATTTCGGAAGGTTGTTTACTGTTTCCAGTTCGTGCGAAATAATAGAACCAAAGGACGGATAGCTAATAGCAGGAGATGGATTGTATCCCGTAAACATTGACTCAGTCCCTCTTTCGTGAGCGGCCTGGCCGTGTGTCATACTATTAATGATCGCAATCTTATCTGCTATCTTTGCGGTTTCTTTAAATTGCTCTCCTAGTTGAATGCCTGATACAACCGTATCAATTGCGCCAAATGGTCCTCTGTATTCGCTTGGTGCAAGTGGCTTGGGATCAAAACTTTCTTGGTGACTAATCCCGCCAGGCAGATAAATGTGAATAATGTTTTTTGCCGTGGCAGCATTATTACCATATTGAGCTTTTAATATTTGCGGCATTGATATTCCAAATGCCGATCCGCCAATGGTAAAATTTCTTCGATTCATTACTTTATTATTTATAATTATTCCTCCTCAGACTGAGAAGGTATAATGGGTGATAGTTTATCTTTGGACGCCTTACGAGATGTCGACCTCTCGCTCGGATTATCTCCTAACCTCAGAACCTATTACTTTGCTGACCGCTATACTATCAGGTTACGCGCTGTCTGACACCGAAGTGTTTCGTTCCTACGAACTCATCAGAGACAGATTTAAATTGTATTCTCTCAGATGCCAGCGGGAATTCTGGAGTGTTAACCCTCACACCCGCCCAAAGGAGTCACCCTTAGTTAACGCAATCAGTTCCTATGACTAAATTAGAAGTTCACTTGCGCGGCAAGACCGTTTATTCTTATGACATCTGGGAAAATACAAGTTATAAGTGGAGCCACCTGTCAGATTCGAACTGACGACATCGAAATTACAAGTTTCGCGCTCTACCAACTGAGCTAAGGTGGCTTTTTGTATCCTCATTAATACCAGCGGGAATTTGTGTCCAAGGGTAGCTAATCCTGTCACCCGCCCCTGATGAGCTAATTCAGTTTTTCACTAGGTTTTCAATTCTTTTCAAGCTCATGAAAAGTTCCTAGCGTGGCAAGACCTTTTTATCTTATGGCATTAATGAAAATACAAGTTATATATCAAAGTTTATTGTTCTTTAGTCGTTCGGTTTAGAAATCCTTGTCCATTGTATACCCAAGAAAATCCTTTGCGCGAGTCGGTGCACCCAACACGGCGCATCCACCACACGAAACACAACATCGCTTGAGTGCGGCACGAGCCGCCATTCCCACTTCGATTCTTTTGGCGTAACCGTTCTCATAACATTAAAAATTTTAGGTATATCAAAGTTTATTAAATTATTTACAGATTGAAAAGATGTTGTTCTTCACGTCGCCGATCACGAAGTCCTTTGAGAGATTTACCGTTACACTTATCATACAACAAGATGGCATCCCCAGCTTCTTTCACACGACCGTCATTGATTCTACGAGCAATGTTATCAAAGTTACCCGGGCCCAAGTTATAGTAAAAGCTTATGAGAGCAACAAGTTGAGTGTCGGTAACAGGTGCTGATAATTTGGTTTGAACTTTATTTTTAATCTCTTTGATGCGGGTTGTCAAAAATTGCTCCGCTTCTTTCTTGCTAATATGGCCACGATCAACAATAGATGGATCAGTATCTCCGTATCCAATAGTCCTTACTCCAGCCGCGCAATAATACGGGGTTGAAGAGAATCCTTCCCACCGCTTAATAAGATCGGCGGCGAGGTTAATGACATCATCAATGTGTTGCTCGATTGGGATATAATGCCGCTCTTGATATTGCTCTATTATCGACTTGGGGATCGCAGGACGATCAATAGCAGGACGATCAATAGCAGGACGATCAATAGC